ATCACCATATTTTCCGCATTCAATTAAGAACCACTCCACTGCCGTTTGTTGTTTATTGTTCATTCTTTCTCCTCCTCTTTGGTTTCTGCTCATCATCGGCTAATTGTGCCAACTCCAATGCTTTTTGGTCTGCCCATATCAAAAGTGAGAACACCGATTCAATCACACAAGTTGAACAGTTGGGAAGATTGCGACCAAATATCTCACGATGTACATTTTGTAGTTGTGCGGATTGCTCAGGCGTTAATTGGAACACGAGTGTCTTTTTGTAGATCTCGTATGCCGGGCGGAGTGACTGGATGAATTCTATCATAGTTTTGTTTCAAGGAGTGCAACGATTACGGTTGCGATGGATGCGTACAAGATACCCACAAATCCGTAGGTGTATATAAAAAACGACAACCCCAACCACCACGATAAGCAGAAAGCACAGTCAAGTGGTTTCATTCGTTTCCATTTGGAATAGTCGCTTCCGTAGAGATAGCGTTTGAGTAGGTCGGCTGGTTTGCCGAAGTTGACGATGATGATGCTTAGACAAGCAATTCCAATTATTTCGTTGTACATCTTTCTTTCATTAATTTAATTACTCGCAGAATCTCCCTGACTGAAATATCCGTTTGGCGATGGATTGCTCGTGCTGACATTCCGCTGCACCATAACTTGAATAACTCCCTTTCATAGAAATACGCTTCTTCAGTTACCTGATTTATTTTGTTGATTCGTTTTTGTTCGATTCGCTCGTCTTCTTCCCGTTCCAAAAGAAGGTCGGGTTCTTCAGACAAGTGCAAGTCATAGACATCGTATTGATCATAGATGCGAGATTCACCAAAGGGATGCCGGTTGCCGTTGATACAAAGGTACAAAAGACGGATTGTCCAAAACTGGATGTATCCGTCATTGTATATTTTCTCAATTTGTTCATCAGGTTTTTGCAATATGGTCAGAAAATAAAATTGATAGAGTTCCCTTGCCAACTCGTTTCCTTTGGCTATGTTCTTCGTGGCTTTGGTCAGCCATTCCGCTTTTGAGAGTTCCTCTATGATTTCCGCTTTAGTCACATTTTCTTTTCAATACTACAAATATAACCATTCTTTTCATATTTTTTCTTTACACGCAACATCTCATCTTCAGACCGGAGAATATGTATTGACGAGCTTAGACCTTTCGTGCAGATGCAAACCCAGTAAGGATAAAGATTCGACATATAGTTTGTTGGTTGTTCGGTCATATTCTACAAGAGATTCGTAAACTTGCACGGAGTTGATGATGGTTGAGTGATCACGGTGAAGAATCTTGCCGATGGAAAGATAGGTCATCTTCAAATGCTTTCTACATAAATAGCAAAACAAGTGCCGAGCATCCATAATGTTTTGAGTGCGAACCTTGTCGATGATTGCATCGGGTGTGACATCATAGACGATTGCAACCACTCGCATTGCCTCAGTCCACTCGGCATCTATCTCGTTGATCTTGCATCTTGGGTTGATGATTTCTTCTTTCAGTTTCTTGACCTCATCAATTCGTTTCTGATTGAGTTCTGCGATTACTCCTTTCAGCCGTCTGACTTCTTGTTTTAGCAAGTGGATCTCCTGGTAGTGGTTCATAGCAATTTTTGATTGTGTTCTCCAAGTTGGATGAATCCCGAATCGGATGTACTACCAGTTACTTTGATGAAGTCAACCTCAATCTTTGCCGAATTGATAATCACTTGTGAAACATCTGCCATCGTTTGTGCAGTTTCAATGTCAATCTCACCATCCTTCAATCGTTCTAATACTTCAAAAAGGTGATCTCGTAGGTCGGTCATTTTATTTCTTGCCATAGCTATTTATTTTTCTTGTTATTTGTTTTTTGATGTGAATTACTTCTTTCAATTCTTGTGGTAAATTTTGGATGTGGTTTCTTCGGATGTGTTCCACTCGGTCAATGACCTCTAAGTTTTCAATACAAATGTTCTGCTTGTTGCGGTCTTTGAACACGACAAACATTCCTGGTGGTATTTCTCCGTGATGTTGTTTCCAAAGCAGCTTGTGAACAAACTCAAATCCGACCTCTATTCTTTCTACCAGGTATCCATCCCGAAGTGAACGGAATCCAATCGGCTTAGTGTTGTGTGGTGTTTGTCCTTTCTTAAATTGTGTTTCAACTCCACCCATCTGCAAACCTTTTTTGCCTTTGTTCCAAGATGCCCGTCCTTTTTTGAATTGCGTTGCTTCGTGTCCTTTGAAGTTTTCACGATAGTATTGATGTAAAAACTCAATGTCTTTTTTTATACCGATGTTGTTTGATTTATTGTAAATCTGCTTGACAGTACATCCAAAATGCACCGCCAAATCATTTGCCATTGTTGTTGGGTATAACCGTTGTAATTCTTCAGCTTCTTCCGTTGTCCAATACTTCCTCATAGTCGTTCTTGATACATTGTGCGTTCACCGATGAATGTCGTTTTGATTGTGTAGCATTCACCGTGACGATTCTTTGCGATAATCAATTCGGCTTCTTCTTGCTGGAGCTTCTCACCTGAATAGTATGCCGGTCGGAATGGGAACATCACGACATCCGCATCTTGCTCAATACTTCCACTCTCACGGATATCGCTCAGCATAGGTCTCTTGTCCGCTCTCTCCTCACATTTGCGTGATAACTGAGCCAACACTATCACAGTGATATTTAGTTCCTTAGAAAGCAATTTTAAGTTTCGGGAAATTTCTGCAATCTCTTGTTCCCGGTTTGTTTTTGTTCCTTTGATCAACTGGATGTAATCAATCACCAACAACTCAAGTCCGTGTTTTGCCTTGTGAATCTTGGCTTTGGATTTGATTTGTTGGATACTGCAATTTGGATCATCGTCAATGTAGAATTGCACCGTCTGATTGTTGGCTGAATTGATAAGTTGCTGAACTTCAAACTCCCGAAGGTTTGCATTGCGAATCTTCCAATTGGCAAGGTCGGTGATCAGCGACAAGTATCTTTTGACAAGTTGCTCGTTGCTCATCTCCAGCGACAAGAACAATCCCTTACCACCAATCTTGGCGAAGTCATACATCAGCGACAAAGCGAGTGCCGTTTTACCTTGACCAGGTCTTGCCGCCATTACAATCAAATCACCGTTATTCCATCCTCCCAATACTCGGTCAAGTCCTGCCCATCCGGTTGGTCTTCCCGTGAGCTTGTCACCTCTTTGCACCGCCTCAATAATAGCATCAACGGTCTTGTTGGTAACTTGGGTAATCGTGACCGGATCATTGATGGTTGTGAACTTAGTGTTGTCGACCATTGTCTGAACATTGGTGAGAATCTCTTTCAAGTCCGAAGTCAAATCCAAATTTGTGATGTTCTCAATAAATTGTTTCTTCAGGTACTTGTGTTCAAGTGCTGGAAGGTGACTGCTGATGTTTGGCATCCCATAAACATTCTGCGTGAGCTTCACGATGGTGACCATCTCCGCACGGCTAAACTTCTTTCCCAAAGTTAGCACATCAATCTCATCGTTATTGATGTACATCTCCAACATTGATTCAACAATGCGTTTGTTCAGGTTGTCTTCAAACCATTGCGATTTGATTCTCGGCAACATTGCACGAGTTTGGTCGTAGAATAGAAGTTGACCGATTATGTATTCTTCAAGTTCGTTCGTCATATTCTCGCAAGTTAAATACTTTTCGGTTGATAACTTGTGGAGTAGTAACATTATTTGAAAGATTATTATTTTTCCAAGTGCGAACCGCTGCTCTCCAGTTCTTCATTTTGTTTTTACCAACTAACCATCCGTTACTTTCATAATAGTCAAACCATTTTTCGGATACATCAGCCATTCCAATTTCTAACATATAGGTTTTTAACTCTGATAAAGTTGGTTTTTCAAAAACAACTCTTTGTTTCTTTATATCTTTATCAATAACAATATCAATAACAATATCACTATCGGCATTTTTGGTATGATTTGGTATGCCACTTGATGCGGTCGCATCCCATCGCATACGAGCATTGTCAGAATTACGCTTCCTGATTGATTCGTATTTATCTAAATCACGCTTTAACGCTTGTCGGATTGGTTCAAATGCAATCTTGGTTATCACACTATCACTTTGCGGATTAAGGTCGTTCACATAGCGTAAAAGGTGCTTGAACAAATCACCGGCTTGTTCGTTAGTTAGTTGCTCAACCGTGTGAATAATATCGCAGTAGATCAAGAATGATTTTTTATCCGTTGCCATTGTCGTTGATGTAGAACAAGCGTTGAAGTGGTGATTTGTTGAAATGTCTTAATTGATGACGGCTATATGGTTCATTAATATCCATACAAGCTTTGGTGAAAGAATCATATATTTTGTTTGTTATGATATCAATAACCGGCTTTGACCGTGCTTTTGATATTGCCAATCTTTTGGATTCAAACAACCCAGTATCCCAAGCGTGTTGCTGATTCTCTTTATTTGTTACCCATTCAAGATTATTAATGTGGTTATTCGTCTTATTCCCATCTTTGTGGTTTACCTGTGGCTTATTGTCAGGATTTGATACAAACGCTTGTGCAACCAAACGATGAACTTTAATTGTTTTATTCAGCACTACCGCTAAGTATTGATTGCCTAATACTCCGGTTAAGGCTGGTTTTAGAATTCGTTCTTTGCCATACTTAAAACTCTTGACTCTTCCGTGACTGGAGATGTAGTAGATGCCATTGCTATCAGCAATCGGCTTCCATATTTCTTGTTGTGTTTCCATTTTTTTTTGCATAAAAAAAGCCTTATCAAAATGATGCAATTGCGGTGCGATCATTCTAATAAGGCAAAAATCTTGTAACGATGGGAATCCGCAATACTCCCGTTTACTCTTACAAATATAGCGAATTACTTTGGTTGTTCCAAATTATAGTGTGGCTTCGCTTGGTTGTACAAATGGATGACCTTTGTCATAGAATATCCCATCTTCTTCGATATCGTCAACCAGGTGTATTGGTAGTCATCACGAAGGATGGCAATTGCCCATATCAATGCGTATCGTTCGCTCATTGCCTGTCTATAAAGTTTGCGTAATAGATGGCATCAGTTTCGTTCTCAAAGGTTGCGAGAAGTTCTCCAGCGAAATAAACACGCCATTTGATTATCTCATTTATTGACGCTCTTACCACGAGTGCTTTGATTTTTGTCATCGTTTAGTTCTTTTAGAAAGTTCGCTTGTAGTTCCCAAGTTTTCGCACGGTCATTTGCTTCCGCAATCCTTGACCTGATCTCAAGTAGTTCGGTTTCATAATCCCAAATCAAACGATTCTTGTTTGAGATTTTTTCAAGTAGCTCATCTTCTCGTTCAGTTGTTTTGTGCAACTGGAGAAGGGTGATGACAAATAAGATTGCCATTCCGATAATTAAGTAGTTTTGTATCATTTGCTTTTTCCTTTGTAAAATTTGTGTTTGTAGATTGTCTGAGTGTAGGTATCAAATTCGGGGATGTAGTTATCCCTTTCAAATTCATACGGTGATGCCTCAGGCAATTTGTCAAAGTCATTGAAGTATTGTTTCAACTTCCAGTACACGAACATCACCGCAATGGTGATGGGTGTGATTACGATTAAGAATATTAAGTCCATAGTTTAGTTTTGGTTTTTGTAAAAATTAAAGCACTCATCCCATTTGCTTGACTTTTTCAAGTCGCTTTGTCTTTGTCCGATTGGCTTTGACATATCCCAATTGAAAGTTTGTTTTGCAATTATTTTGCAATTCAAATCTTTAATGGTTTGTAATCCGCTGGGCGTTCCAACCACTCTATGGCATTTTACATCAGTAAGCCAAAGTTCGTGTGAAATTGCATCTACAAATAACCCTTGTGCAAGTGCATAAGAATCCGATGCTTTTTGTCCGCTTAAATTTTGGCTTGGTGCGTAAGTGACCATTTCCAAATTTCCTTTTTCGTTGACAAGGAAGTAAGCTGTGTGTTTTGCTATTTGTACCATAAATCAAACTAACAACATATTTTTCTATTCTGCAAATTTATTTTACTATGTTCTTTGTGAATGAACGATTTATTTAGTGATTGACATAAATAGTTCTCCAGCCGATGCCAACTTCTCGTCAATGATTTCCTGAATGTCCTCCTCTAAAGTAATCAAAGTTTGCGTGAGCTTCTTGCCGATGGGCATTCGTGGATCATAACTCAAGAACAACGCTTCAGTCATCTCCGTTGCAACCATACCCATTTGAACTTGCCAATAGTATTCAGGGCGTTTGGATTTGAACTGCTCATTGTTGGTGATGAAGAAGTTCTGAAGGTGGTTTCCGCTATTGAACGGACATTTGATTTCTATTAGGTGTGTGCCAAGTGCATCAGGACTATATCCACCCCATTCGCCATAGGTGATGAATGTGTAGGTTTCCGCTCCGTAGTATGTGTAAAAGTCATCGGTCTGCTGAGAGAAGTAATGGAATGCTTCTTTCTCGTGTTCCTTGCCCCAATCCAAAGCACGACCATACATCTCCGCTTTTTGTCCAGTTAGATATTCCGCTGCCTTCTCAAAGATAAATGTCTTTGCAGTTTCTGACAAGTACTCCGATTTGTTTTTCGGAGTACCCATCAGTTTGTGAATTTCAGATGCCGTGAAACGAGAGCTTCTCAATTGATGCCAATCTTCTTCGGTCAAATTAGTGTGAATTGTTGGAAGTTGAAGTTTCATTTCTCGCCAATTAAAAGTTTTTGATTCACCTCGCTCACTTCAAACTTGGTGGTGATGTCGGTCATCAATCCACCCGTCTTCAAATGCTCAACGGCTTTTGCCCAACTTGGGTGCTTTGGTGTGAGTTCATCACGCTTGGGTGCTGACTGCCTTCCCATTGCTTTCTCCCCGTCATCGTCATCGTCAATGTTTAGATTTAAGATTGAACCGAGTGCATATCTCCGAGCATAGGTGATTGCACTTCCCATTGCTTGTGGATCGTTTTGTTTTGCAACCGGCATCACATAAGATGATTCCATCCATTCGCCTGATTCAGCGTGAACGATTAAAGTGGTCAGTTCCACCCCATTAGGAAATTGACTGATTGCCAAATTGCATTCGCTCAATGGCTTTTGAATGGTGTCCAGTATGTTCGCTAAACTTGCATACTTGGATTTGAAGAAAGGATTGCTTGATTCCTTTCCCACCTTGCTCACCGATGCTTGGAATTTTACCAATGCACCGGCAATGTTCTTGATTGATTCGCTTTTATTCATAGAGTTTTGTTTTTAGAAAAAGTTAGTTCTTTGTCCTATCATAAATAGAACCTGAAATTTAGTTGGTTCAGCATTGAAGAATGCTTCCGAGTTGATGCCGTCAAATTCCTTAGTCACACAATCACCGAATCCCACTTGTCGGTAGTTCACATAATCGTGAAGTTCTTCAATGTGGTTTGCGATAAGCCAATTGTCAACGGCTTCAATTGTGTAGACATATTTCTCTTCGGAGATACGACCTTTCAAGGTTAGTATCCATCCGTTGATTGCCAACTCAATCATTGTTCACCTCCCTCAATGCAATCTCAATGACGGCTTTTGCTTTTGGAGAAACAATGTTTCCCTCCACTAAATACTTTCTGACAGTTGGAAGTGATACTCCGGTCTTCCGTGCGACAATCTGAAAAAGACCTTGTCTTCGTTTCAGTTTGATTGTTTCAATTGCTTTTGCGTAATCCATAACGACACAAAAGTAAAATAAACAATTCAATAATGCAAATAAAATTTACTTTTAATTATATTTTTATGTCTTCCGAGAATATCAAATCCCCAAAACGAGCGTTCAACTCGTTGACCAATTCCATCTGAATGCTTTCGGTGAATGCCTTTTCCAAGAATGGTCGTGGCTTAGTTCCGCTTCGGTGAATCTTCTTGGCAATGGCTTTGGCAAGTGAATCGTAGGTTTGACCTTCAGCCGGTTTGATACCCTTTTGACTGATCCAAGTTTTTAACGATTGCCATAAGTACGGAGTGCCTTCAATATGTCCTCCTCGTGTTGGCTTCCTTCCGTATTCAATGAACTCCCAATAATCCTCAGCCAAAAGAATGGTGTTGATGGATGTTGGTGACTTGGTGATGTTTCCTGGTGCGAACGATTGGCGAAGTTTACCACTTGCAATGCTATTGTTTGCATCAAGATTCGCCTGAATCGGTGGGATTACCTTCTTGTTCCACCATTCAACGATGATCTGCTGAAGGAGTGAACCTTGAGATGCATCACCTAAATAAGTATCAAGTGCATCGGGCAATTTGGATAAATCTATTTGAGCCACATCACAACGCTTAAAATAGTTAGAACCACACTCAGCATCTTGTAACTGATTAAAGTGCGTGAGATGGCTTTGTTTCGCTTGACAAGTGCATTGTTGTCATCCTTCAGGTATCCGATGTTTGTCTTTTGCTTGACAATGATGGAATCTTGCTCGGAAATAATGACGGAATCAGATGTCACAATTTTGCGAAGAACTGTGACTTGCCTTCTTGCAATCGCACCCTTGACCAAATAGTGATTCGCCTCTTGGATTACACAAGTATCAATCAACACTTGTCCATTGCTGGTCAAAGGAATGAGAAACAACAAGAACCACATTTTACAAAGTAGCACTTTTGGGCGATTGTTTTTCTTTGGTTTCAATGAGCTTGTCAAGATACCATTTCGCTTTGTATAAATCTTCCAACCCATTTTTATCTTCGCACCTCCAAATGTATTTGATTATGTTCCCGGTGCAAACTGCGATGATTCCTTTTTTATTGGTGGTTGCTGATTCAATCGCATCAATGCACTCAATTAATCCTTGTTTATAGTGTTTCGGGTTGACTGCATCCATCTCTTTACAAATATATCATATTCTTCTTCCAGTATAAACGAATGACCTCCGAGCAGATAAACAATGCAATACTCGTGATAAGCACTCACCCCAACAATTTGTGCAGAATCAATCGCACCATCTTCAACAATTTCAACGATGTCCGATTCTCCCTCAATCAAACCCATCCAATTGTCGTTCTTTTGCTCGTGTACAATTTGAACCTTTAAGATCATATCCGTTTGCGTTTTTTTAACCTTTAGATTGTTTTGTGGGTGTAGGCAATGACCTTGCGATGGTCTTCTTCACGAACTGGATTCATCACAAGCCAACGACCTCCGATTGGCTTTGGCGATGCACCTCTTTCAATGTGCCATCCCTTTGAACCATCTCCGTATTCTTCTTTGTATGCTGAAGTACGAATCATTAAGATGTCACGCAAATATACAGTTCCCCTGATTGACAAGGTTTCCACCGTGTATGTAAGCTCATAGTCCTCGTGGACGTGTCCCATCCAAATTGCATCGGCATTCTCTACATTCACACTCATTCGATTGTGTTGTATTGTTCCACGAGTGACCGCACCACCACCACCGAATCCGTGCATATACTTCATTGTGTACATACAACTTTTGCCGTATTGCTCAAAGGTGTACCGAATCCATCCACCGTATCCACCCACCTGAATATCACTTCCGGCTTTGTAGTTTAACAAAGTGACAAAGCGTTCAATGATGTCGGTTTCTTGGCGTTTGAGAATGTTTGTTTCGTGGTTGCCATATCCAATCAGCTTAATGTTGTGAGCATAGGGCGTGAACCATTCAACCGCAGTTTCAATAATTGCATCAAAGTAGTTTGCAACATTGTGTTCAGGTCGGATGTCTGACTTGCTCTTTCGTGGATCATAAGCACCTTGCATCAAACAAAACAAATCCCCGTTTATTAGGATGTCATTGTTCCCGGCAACTGCCAAGTCAAGATGTCGTTTTAGAGTTACCCGGTCGCACTTCGGATTGTCCCAATGTAAATCACTAATCAATAAAACTTTGGTTTCTTCAAACGGCTTGTCAATTTTGAGAACATTGTTTTTCTTCATAGAGTTGTGTCAAGTGTACGATGTATCTCAATTGCTTGTTTCAGACCTTCTGACGAACTTTTGAATGTATCAAGGTAGATTGTATCCAAGTGATTAAGATACTTGATTAGAACGCTTCGTTTGATTTTCTCTCTCTCAACGATTCTTTCGTGCATTTCTACCTTCAATAGTGTTTTTGGCTTTGGATGTTCTTCAAAATTGAACATCGCCCACACAACACTAAATAGGTACAACGCAACTATTGCTGAGATAAGGAGTGAGAACTTGGAAGTTGATTGCATATCCAGCCAGTATATCAGTTTTTGAATCATAGAATGGGGATGCATTTCCGTTGATGCTTAATTCAAAGTCACCATCGGTTTCCGTGTTGGTTTCTACCAACGCAAAAATATCCGACATAATTTGTGCCGTATCCGAAAGAACTTCAATGGTGTTGCTCTCAGATTCAAACACACGATCCATCACAATCAATGCAAAGTTGTAAGTCATTAACTTTCCAGTTGACTGCAAATTAAAGCCATCAGGATACAACCATACCAAAGGATAGAACTCGATATTCTCCACCGTCAAATTAGATTGCTGACCAACTCCAAACTTGCCGACCATCTTATGGCTTTCGGCTGCGGTCTGAATCTTTGCTATGATTTGGTTTAATGTCATTTTTTAGGAATTTGATAAGTTTGGCTTCGTTGTTTTTCTGCCACTTATTTGTTCTCGTCGGTGGCGAAGTCATAGTTGAAGAAACAATCGTCATATCTTAGTGGTAAATAAATTCCTCCGCTGAATGCAGTTGATTTCGGTCTGATGGTGTCAATGGTGTTGCCGGGATTCAAGAATAACGGATAATCATTTGTATTGGTACGGAGATAATCACGCAACCTATTTGCATAGTATTCCGCTTTGTCACGATATCTGCCTTCAATCAATGTCATCTCCTCAACGGATACTGCACGAGCATTGTCAGATTCACGACTTGCAACCGACTTGTTCATCAACTTGAATGTCATTGGCAACATCGCTTCGGTCAAAGTATAATACTTCAAACAAGGTGCAATGTATGAATCCAAAAGGGTTGTGTTCAAGTTGGTCAATGTAGATGCAAACGCTTGTGTCTGCAATTGGTTGTAAATACCTGAACCAATCACATCACGGATGTAGATTTCCTGAGCTTCTTTGATTGCTGACTTGAGCAACTTATCGTCAACATTCTCATTCAAAGGTGTGTTGTCCTTCAAATAGGTTGTTGATATGAAATATACAAAGTTTGTCATTATTTGATTCTCCTCAATAATTGTTGTTGCCAAATATGACGGCATTGTGGAACATTCACATCTCTCACGGGATCGTGATACCATCCACCTCGTCTGCTCCAAACATCAATTCCCGTTTGTGCTGACATTGCATCAATATCTGCACGAGAATAAACACGATTGCTTTGTGCAATTTGACGGCAGAACTCACGAGAACCGGGTATGATTAGTCCACCTGATATTCCTGGTGCAACCGAGTATTTGTAACGGACAACAATTTCGGTTTGCAACTGACTGATTTCTTCCAATCCTTTTGTTGTAACCTCAAGACCTTGATTGTATCCCTTGATCAACTTGGCTTCGTTCAATTTTGCAATGGTATCAACCACGACTTGTGGATCTAACTTGGTGATGTTGACAATATCGCCAACTTGCAAACCTTTGTTTTCCTTCAACACATTCAAGATGGCTGATTCAATCGCAGATGCAAAGTCAAACTTCATCGCTTCAAAGTTTTCCGCTGGTTCACCGTACTTCATAAAAACCGCCAAGTCACGCTCATCATCCCATCCGAAAGGATTTTGTTTGGACAAGGCAACGGGTGCTGATGAAGATTCCAACAAATCACCGCCAACTATCGGATCAAGTCCAGCCAATTGACGCTTCTCGTTGATGGTCATATTTGACAAGACATTGTTT